GTTCGAACCACACAATCGATGATTCGGGCGCATGTTATTCAAAGGGAAAGAATATGGCAAAGAAACCAACTAAAAAAAAATTACTTGAATTGGCGGAAACTTACGCCGGATGTGTTCAAGATATTGCGACGGCTTGCAACGTTGCACGACAAACCGTGTCAAAATGGAAGAATGAAGATCCCGACTTCAAAAGCGCGTGTGAAAACGGAAACGACGTGTTGGTCGATCTTGCGTTGAAAGGATTGCGCGATTTATTGTCGAAAGGATCGGAACGTTCAGTTCATTATACATTGGATCGATTGGCGCGTGACAAAGGATTCGGAATGTTACTTCAGATCAAAGACAAATCCAAGTTGGATGAACAATTGGATGAAATGACCGATGAACAAATCTTGGAAGCGTTGGCGGAATCAAGATCAAGGATCGAAAAAGCCGTGAAATAAATGGATCGCGCCGAAATAATAAGACTATTCAAAGAAGAACGGGAATTGCAACGAAAGTTGGCAAAGCGCCGTTCTTCAGCGTTTGCCACATTCTTGAATAAGAAAATGGACATTCAATGGTTCCAAAAAATAGTTTACGACAATTTGGATTCATGGATAAAAGGCGACATCAAGAAACTTGCAATCTTTATGCCACCGCAACACGGAAAATCGACCATGTCTTCAATCTATACACCGGCGAAGATCCTTGGTAAAAATCCAAGCGCGAAAATCGCCGTTGTTTCATATTCTGAAAAACTTGCGTCAAAGTTCAACCGGGCGTGTCAAGACATTATCGATTCGGACGAATATAAAGAACTTTATCCCGGCGTTGTACTTCCGACCAAAGGAATAGAATCAACAAACGAATTGCGCAACAATACATATTTCGAAACAATCAAACACAAAGGATCTTTCAAGGCGGTTTCGATCGGTGGATCTTTGACCGGTGATCCGGTTGATTTCGGAATTATTGATGATCCAATCAAAGACAGAAAACAAGCAAATTCCAAGACGTACCGGGACAACATTTGGGATTTTTATCAAGAAGTGTTCTTGCAACGTCTTCACAATGATTCATCACAACTTCTTTTGTTTACACGTTGGCACGAAGACGATTTGGCGGGACGATTGTTCAATCCGAAAAATGAATTCTATGATGAAGAAGAAGCGAAGGAATGGACGGTGTTGTGTTTCCAAGCATTGAAAGAACAAGAATTGCCAATGCCGATCGCGGTGAAATACGATGATCCACGTGATATTGGTGACGCTTTATGGGAACAAAAACATTCCAAGATCAAACATGAAAAGTTTAAAAGGATCAATCCATCGGCGTTTGCTTCACTTGATCAACAAAGACCGGCGCCGACTGAAGGAAACAAGATCAAACGTGAATGGTTCCAAATCATCAAGGAAAGCGAACTTCCGTTCAATCCAAGGATGACCAAACGTGATTTCATTATTGATGGCGCCTTCACCAAAGAAGCCGAAAACGATGAATCAGCACAAATGGCGTGTTCATTTTATAAAGGCGATTTATATATTTTCAATTGTCATGGTGTTCGGAAAGAATTGTTCGAATATTTGGAATTCATCAACCCGTGGTTGAAATCCATGGGTTACAAATCAACATCGGAAGTGTGCATCGAAATGAAGGCGTCCGGCTATGGTTTTTATTCAATGTTAAGGAAACCGCAATATGGAAAATTCAATTGTACCAAGATCAACAACAAACACGTCAAGATGGGAAAAATGGAACGTGTCGAAAATAGTCAAGCGACATTGGCTTCCGGGAAAGTTTTTTTAGTTCAAGGATCTTGGAACAAACCGTTCATCGATCAATGTGCATCGTTCCCGAATGACACACATGATGACATGGTGGATTGTTTGACTTATGCGATTCATAAATATTTCATCGGCGATGAAAATGTTGGTGTGGTTTATTCATAAATTTGCAACATGGGAACAAAGAAAATCGGGATTGTGTTTGACAATTACAAGGTCAACAAATTCAAAGTGGAATTGACAAGGATCGGGATCACGTCGATCAAGACGACGCCGTTTCAAATAACGACATCAACTTTGACGTTCAAGGTTAATGATGATCCGGCGACAATGCAATTGTTGAAAGAAACGGTGACAACAATTGAAGCCGGTTTCCAAGCGCAAAAGAATTGATCTTGATTTGTTGGATAAGTCAAAAGAATTTTTACATTTGTCATGTAGTAATAATATTTTCATGTTAAGTTAGAATTTTGACATTAAACCCGGAAAGCAACTTCCGGGTTTTTTGTTGGTCAAATGTTGGATGTGAAAATATTTTGTTATTTTTACAATCGTTACAAACAACAATTATTAATTTAAAACCAAGAAATCATGAAAAGAATCCTTATTTCGCTTGCGCTCGTTGCAACGTTGGCAATCGCTTCAAACGGTTACGCCGAAACAAATTCACCGGTGAAGGCACAAACTGAAATGTTTGTGCATTCTTTGGATTTTCCCTAAACTGAATTTCGTTGCGACAATTGACCAAAGATGGTTGGATGTTCGTCAAGAAGACAGATCAACGGAAAATGATTTTCAATTGAAATCGGTGATCGTAAAGAAAGAACAACGGAAGTTTGAAACATACTTTCCAAAGCCGATTCCGGGACTTTAAATCCTGAAGTATAAAAAACAATTTTCATACATAAAAAGTCATCCAAATCGGGTGACTTTTTTTTATTTGTGTAATTAAAACATTTTTTATATAAATTTGCAAAGACTTCAAAGGGAAAGACGGTCGTTATTTCACTAAAAATCATTTATTAATTTAATCTTTACAATTATGGACTTTTGCGGATGCCCTGAAAGTGCCACCCTAATTGAAATCATCGCGGAAGCGTGTGGGATCGATTTGAATCAAATTCAAAGGTTGGGATTTCAAAGACGCGTGATCGGCGCTTTTACACCGGTCGAAATATTAACGTTGTCAGCATGGCAAGCGTTTAAAACTGCAACGGATGAAACGAAAATCGTTTTCACACCAATGATCGGTGGCGATCCAATCATCGAAGCCGGTGAAGCGATCACGGTTGGTGGCGGTGACAATTCAACTTTGAACGGTGTTGAAGAAGTTCAAGGGATCAACCCTTCGAAATTTAGCACACTTTTCAAATCATTATCACCGGCGACGGAAGATTCGATCAGCAAACTAATGTGTGAAAAGAATTTGACGGTTTATTTGTTCTTACAAGGCGGAAAGATCGCATGTTGGACACCTGACATTTCCGATGTTGATGCTGACTTGCAAGGAATCGACATTCAATCATTCTTCTTCAGCGATCGAAACAACGCCGGTTTCGGAACCAAAGACACGAACACGATGTCTTTTGCAATCCCGGCGGGATGGTCGAAAAAACTTTATGTTTTCACACCGGATTTCAACCCGTTCACCGAATTATAATCTAACAACGAAAGAAAAATGGAAACGAAAGAAAACGAAAAATTAGTTGTTGTATTGAAACCAAAGGATTTCAAAAAAGACACCAAGGTCAAAGAAGGCGCGGACAAAGAAGGCAAAAAAACTTTTGACATCAAACACGCGAACAATTTGTTGAAACTTCCAAATTCACAATGGGAATTGGCGGACGAAAAGTTCGTATGGAACGGAACCGAAATCGCGAAAAAAGCGAAAGAAGAAAAGAAGTAAAAATCACACCACATGATATTGAACGAAACCATGGCAATGGATGTTATCAGCAATCCAAAGCAAAAAGCACAAATCCAAAGCGCCCAACGGCAAGAATCACAAATGCGTGTCTTTACTGAAGACATGGAATTTGAAGAATTGTCATCGGAAACGTATTGGGGAAAGTTGATGAAGAAAATGGAAAAGAGATCGCCGACGAAATTCAACCGCGTCATCGAGTTCGCCCGTTATCCATTGCCGGTTGTTCAATTGTGTGATTCAGTTTTAAATGACTTCTTCAAAGTGTTCGAAGGAAAGAACCGTTATTTCAACGTGGAATCCGATCGTGACATTTCAAGGTTGAACCAATGGATTCAAGACTATGAACCACAAAGTTGGATTGAACGATATGCAAAACAAGTTTTTAAAAACAAACCATGTTCTTTTGTGGTGATCGACCGGGATGAAAACGCAATTCCATACATGGTTTTCGTTGATTCTAAAAGGTTGATCGATGCAAAGTTCAAGGATGAAAAAGGAAATTTGGAATATATTTGTTTTATTCATAGCCAAAAACAACACCCAACAAAAAACGATGTCTTAGTGACATTTTTTTCCGTTTATGATGATAAAACATTCTTTGTGTTTTCAAAAGATTCGGACACCGATAAAATCGTGAAAATTTCGGCGGTTGAACATGGAATCGGTTATTGTCCGGCGAAAGCGTTCATCGAAACGGAATCAAATCAAAAGAATAAATTCAAACGCCGTGTGACATTCACTTCAGCGTTGCCAAAGTTGGAAGATTGGACGATCTTTGACATCTTCAGGAATTTTGTGGATCATTACGCGCCTTTTCCGGTTACGGAAGCGCCGATCAATGTTTGTGGAAACAACGAATGTGTTGATGGAAAAGTCCCGAACGAAGTGATCGTCGATGCAAGAACGGATGAAACCGAAACACATTGGTCGGATTGTCCGGTTTGTGGCGGAAGGGATCAGGGACAACACATTTATCCCGGAACACACATCGGAATCAAAGTCCGAACACAAAAGGATGAAAACGACGGATCGGGCGTCTTCAAAATGCATTATCCCGATGCACAAAGTTTAAAATATACACCGGAAAAACTGAATGAACTTGAATTGGACATCCGATATAAAACATCGGGCGTGAACACTTTAATGTCCAACGAAGCATTCAACAAACTTCAGGTGAAAGGATCCTTCGCGTCCATGGAATCAATCTTGATGCGAACAAAAGGTGAATTGGATGAATTATATGAATTCATCGTGACAACGGTTGGAAAATTGATGTATAAAAATCTAACCATAAAAGTTGAAGCAAATTTCGGGACTGAATATTATTTGATCAGCGAAGAAGATTTGCAAAAGAGATTCGACGAAGCGAAAAAAATCGGCTTGCCGATGGAAGAAATGTTGATGATCTACATCCAATTAATTGAAACGAAATATAAAGGGAATGAAACCAAGATTAAACGTCAAAAGATGTTGATTGAATTGGATCCGTTGCCTTTATTCTCAATAACAGAATCATTCGCGCTTTATGAAAAAAAATTGATCAGCGAATTCGATTTGACACAAAAAGTTCAATTCTTGAATTTTATTGCTAAATTTGAAGCGGAAAACGCGCCAATTATCCAATTTGGAATCACATTGGCGCCAACCAAAAGAGTTGAAAAAATCAAAGAAACATTAAACATTTACACAAATGAGTACATTAAAAGCAAATCGCTTCAACCAAGCGATGACGGAAGTCAAGGAACTTGATGAAAAACAAGTGAAAAAGTTCGCGGAAGAAATCGACGCGAAAAATGCCAATCATTAT